AAATCAAGATGCAGCAGCTGCATTCCCATCATCAACAGCAGCATATTCAGGTTCATTGGAATCAGCTCTAGTTTCTGGTTCATTTGCAACCGATATTGCATTTACTACACGTAAATTCATTGTTGGTTTCCAAGGAGGATTTGATGGAGCTCGTCCAAACTTACCAAAATATTCTGGTAAATGGATTTCTGAAACAAATACATTTGGATTTGATTGCGACGGAACAACTAACACTGGTACAATTGCATATAATAAAGCATTTGCATTGTTAAGCAACTCAGATTATTATGATATCAACATGTTGATCACTCCTGGTATTATTGATAGTTTGCATAGTCCAGTAACAACTGCGGCAAGAAACTTGTGTGAAACTCGTCAAGACACATTTTATATAATGGATTCAAATGCACTAACTGATCCATTGACAAACGTTACTAATCAATTAACAACATTGGATAGCAATTATACAGCAGCATATTGGCCTTGGGTACGTGTTAAAAACGATAAGAATGTTCCGGTATGGGTTCCACCATCTGTGGTTATGCCTGGAGTAATAGCATTCAATGATGCAGTTGGTGCACCATGGTATGCTCCTGCAGGATTGACACGTGGAGGAATTACATCAGCAACTGACACATATGTGAGTTTATCACAAACTATGCGTGATGCATTGTATTCAGCTCGTATTAATCCTATTGCAAACTTCCCTAATGAAGGAATTGCAGTTTGGGGGCAAAAGACCTTACAAGCAAGACCAAGTGCATTAGACCGCGTAAGTGTGCGTAGAGCGTTAATTGAAGTTAAAAAATATATTGCATCTGCAACCAAGTATTTAGTATTCGAACAAAATACCACAGCAACTCGCAATCGTTTCTTAGCAATCGTTAATCCTTATTTGGAACAAGTAAAAGCACAACAAGGATTATCAGCATTCCGTGTTGTAATGGACGGATCAAATAACACGGCTGATGTAATTGATCAAAATATTTTATACGGTCAATTATTTTTGCAACCGACTCGTACGGCTGAGTTCATAATCTTAGATTTCAATATTCAACCAACGGGAGCAAGCTTTCCAGAATAACATGTAAAATTATAAAAATAAAGGGTAGGACTTAGGTTCTACCTTTTTTACTTTGCTGATATTTATATTAAACATAAGGATTATATAAAATGGCATTAATTGATCAAGTAAACACGGGCCTAGGTCTTGCAAGTGATAATGAAATATTCTTAACGGCGTATTCATGGGAACCAAAAAAAGCTCATCAATTTATCATGTATATTGATAATATCCCAGCCTATTTAATTAAAACAACTGCAAAGCCATCAATGACAAATGGAGAAATTGCATTAGATCATATCAACGTTAAACGCTACGTTAAAGGTAAAACTCAATGGAACACTATCGGAGTAACATTGTATGATGCAATTGTACCATCAGGAGCACAAGCAGTAATGGAATGGGTTCGTTTACACCACGAATCAGCTACAGGTCGCGACGGATATTCATCTTTCTATAAAAAACGAGTTGTTATTCATCAATTATCTCCATTAGGCGAGGTTATTGAAGAATGGATCTTGAATGGAGCTTTCATCACAGAATCAAACTTTGGATCTTTGGATTGGGGTAGCGAAGAAGTTGTCAACATTGAAATGACACTTCGTTACGATTGGGCATTCTTAAACTTCTAATCATTAAACACTGTATAATAGGGGCTTTCCGGCCCCTTTTTTTACTGTTCGTATATTTATATTAAATAAGTTATAAAGGAACCAAATGACAAAAGTAACAGACAGAATCGGCAACCAAGACATAATCAATCTAGCTCGCCAACAATACGAAAACAAGCAAAAAAGCAAATTACCATCAGTAGTTGTACAACTTGTTAGTAAAGGTCGTGTTTATCCAACTACACATCCATTAAGTGGTGGAACAATTGAAATGCGTCACATGACGGCATATGATGAGGACATACTAACAAATACATCATATATTCGCGAACAAATATTGTTTGACAAATTGCTTGAAGCATTAATTGTTACTCCGGTAGCTGTAAGTGAGATTGCACCTTGTGATAAAGATGCATTGATTATTCAAGCTCGAATATTAGCATATGGAGCTGATTATCCAGTACTAGTTCAATCGCCAAAAACTGGCAAACAACTAGAGCGTGTTGTTAAATTAGATCAGTTAAAATACAAAGACATTGATTGGCAATCTGACACCGAAGGCGAAATTATATACCAAGTATCAGATCAAACAACCATAAAATATTCATACCTAGCATATGATGTAGCAGCTGATATCACAGTATCAGAACTATTGAGCCGAATAATTACACAGGTTAATGACACTAGATCATCAGCAGAGATTGAAGAGTTTATACGCTATGATTTTTTATCACGCGATGCAAAACCATTTCGAACTCATGTAATAAAAAATGTACCTGGCTTAATTACTTCGTATGAGTTTGAAGACGAAACAGGAGACGTCTTCCAATCAACATTTCCAATTGGAACAGACCTTTTTTGGTTTTAAACCAGAAGACCGAGTACAACTACACGAATCAATATTCAACCTAATTTGGTGGGGTGACGGTCGATGGGACTGGGACACCATTTACACAATGCCAATATTTTTGCGTAAATTTTATATAAGTAAAATCAATAAAATGCACCGCGACCGGGAAGATGAGGAAGAACGCATCAAACAAGAAATTGAAGAACGCAGAAAAACCAGAAAACCCACACGTTAATATTTATAATAAATTGAAATGTATATGCAGCATAATACCTCACATATTATAAATAGATTAAAACGACAACCTAGGCATGGTACTAGCTTACCGTCCATGGATGATTTAAGAAAAGCAGCTGCCGATTTAGCCAATATAACTAAGCTTGGTATCGACGCAGCTAAAGCAATGGAAGATGTTGTAAATAGTATGACTACAACTACTACGGTTGTTGGTCAAGTATCTCGGGGACTAGATAAAGTAATTCAATTCAATGAATATTTAGCAAACGGAATTAATGCTATAAACAAGTCGATGTCTATTTTAGAAATTCGAAATTTAGCCATAAATAAATCATTTGGCATTAATAGTATCGCAACTGCAAAACTATCTGATAGTTTTTCTAAAGTAGGTAAAAATCTAGGCATTACGAACGATCAAACAAATCAATATGCTAGCTCGATACACAAGTTAATACCAACGGTTAATCAATTAGACAAAGAAAATGACGCAACATATCAAGGATTAATTGCTACTCAATATGTATTACAAACACAGTTAGGATTGACAGACGAATTAGCAAATTCATATTCATCATACGCTACTCAAACAGGCAAGAATGCAGCTACTCAAATACAAGTAGCAGATAAAATTGCCAAAGCATTAGATCCTAAGGGTACGGTTGGAGTCTTTAATTCAATTGTATCCGACATTGCACAAACTACTGCAGATGTTCAATTACAATTTGGTCGCATACCAGGCGAGCTCGAGGTTGCATCACTTAAAGCTAAACAACTAGGATTTTCATTAGCACAAATGGCTAAAACAGGTGATACCCTTTTAAATATTGAATCAAGCATTGGACAAGAGTTAGAATATCAACTTTTAAGTGGACGTCGATTAGTAGGAAATGAAAAAGCTCAAGCAAATTTGCGAGGCAAGAGTTTGACAGATGCATATCGTCAAGCAACTATTGCAGGGAAAGCATCAGATCAAGCTGATATATTGAAGACTATACTAGAACAAGAAGGCGATGTTTTAAGTACCAATTTAATTGCTAGACGTCAAATGACTGAGTTGCTAGGAACAGACGAGGCTACATTATCTAGAGCATTACAGAAAAAGAAACTTTTAGAAGAAGCTGGAATGGAAGGGATTAATTTCACTTTAGTTGGCGACGATCTAATGAGCGCTTTAAAAGCTGTAAATGCTAAATCAGAAGATATTGCTAAAATAATGAAATCTGACGAACATGATACTCGAACTACCAATGAAATAGCCGCGCAACAGTTACAAGTTTTGCAAGATCAATTAATATTGCAAATGGTAGCTAGCACAGCAAATAAAACTCAATTTGATGTAATATCTAAATTGCGAGAAGCCATGCAAACAGAATCAAAGAACCGAGAAAAAGATAGTGTTTTTTTAAAAGCATCAGCAGCAGGTTTAGAATCCTTGGGATATACTTTTTTAGCTAAAGATGTAATTGATAAAGTAGATGGAGTTAAAGCTGTAGTAACTTCTCGAGAAGGGTCAGCTAAAATGAAGACTGAGCCACAAGGGGTCGGCGCAATGACTGGGGCAGATGATTTAATATCACCAGCTGGGTATGGCGCACGAGTATTAACATTTCCAGAAGATACATTACAACCCGACATTGCATTAAATAATAAAGATACTGTGTTTGCGATGACGGATACATCTAATAGATCAACACAATCATCGGGCAATGCAGATATCATGCAAATGGCCACCGCAATTGTAACAGCAATACAACAACAAACACGAGCATTAAAACAAGGATCTAGTTTTGGTGAGGGCATGAATACATCTTATTTTAGTTAAGGAACAATATGAGTAACCCAACATTAATGGCAGGCACACAATTCATCACACCATTCAATATACTTCCAGATAAAATTTATCTAAATCCATCAACTGTAGGTACACAATTTAATGCACCATTCAATATACTTCCAGATACTATTTATATAAATCCGTCAACTGCAGGTACACAATTTAATGCACCATTCAATATACTTCCAGATGAAAGTTATCGGTATAAGAATCCAACATCTAAACCTAATCCACA